CGATCTACAAAGAACAACCATAGCGAAATGATAAAAGCAGCAGACCGTCTGCGTGAACTGGGGTTCAATGATACGGTAATTTTGAATTTAACAAAGATAAGGGCTGACAACTATATTGGAACCCGCTTTCTTCCGGTGAAATACAGACCTATTCTGGATAATGATGAAATAGTGCTTTCAGAGCAGTGCTGCGGAATACTCAAAAAAGACCCTATGAAACAGGCACAAAAAGAACTGGGAGGGCTGCTTCCGGTAACAGGAGAAATGGCAGCAGACAGCAGGGACAGAATGACAGCATATAGAATGACCGGGTGCAATATGTTTGACGGCGACCACCCAAAGTCAAAGCCGCTGGGACCAGTAGAGGAACAGACAGTGCTGTGGTACATATACACGGAGGTCATACCGCTTATGCCAGTATATGGGGAGTGCGTATGTGGCGGGCTTCAATGTACTGGGTGCGAAACATACAAGCTAACAGGAGAGCAGAGGACGGGCTGTAAATTATGTGGATTTGGCATAATGTATGACCAAGACAGATTTATAAGACTGCAAAAACTGGAACCAAACGTGGTAAAGTTCGCATTTACAAGCAAGAAAAACGGAGGGCTGGGCTATCGTGAGGTATGCCAGTTCTTGAATGATAAATGCGGTATGGATATTGGAATACCAGATATAGAAGAGGGATATTATCAAAAGCGTGCGCAAGCATACGAAGAAAAGAACGGAGGTGACGGCAGGTGAATGATTTGCTGTATGTGTGTAGCCCATACCGGGGCGACACAAAGCGCAACAAGGAATATGCACGCAAGCTGACACGGGCAGCCATAAACAATGGCTTTATCCCGGTCACGGTGCATTTATACTTGACGGAAGTTACAGACGACCAGAACCCGGAAGAAAGAAGACGGGGCATGGCAGCGGGAATGAAGATACTTGAAAACTGCAAATACATTCTGATTGGCGACAAGTACGGCGTATCAGATGGAATGAAAACAGAAATGACACTGGCGGCACTGAAAGGAAAAGTCATGCTGTATGAGCAGGACGGCAAAATATATCTGGTGGACAGCCGGGAAGAAACCACAGGAGGACAAGACAATGAATGAAGCGCAGAGAGTGGCAGAGGTTGAGAAGTTCAAGAATTACTTTTCATACATAAATAGACCGGGAGCAGATAAGTTGCTTGTGTGGCTGGAAGAAGCGGGATTTTTCACAGCCCCGGCAGGTACAAAGTACCACGGTGCATACGCAGGCGGTCTGGTAGAACATACAAACCATGTATACCGCAGATTGGTTCGGCTGGCAGACGAAGAGAACAAAAGGCAGGGCAGAACGTACCCGGAATATACAGTGGACACAATCGCAGTTGCGGCGCTTCTGCATGACGTTTGCAAGGTGGACGCCTACAAGGTGGAAAAGAAGAACCAGAAGCAGAAAGACGGAAGCTGGAAAGAAGTTGAGGTATACGGATATACAAACAGCCTGCCACTGGGACACGGTGAAAAGTCAATTATACAGATTATGCGATATATGCAGCTTACGGAAGAAGAAATGCTGGCTATCAGATGGCACATGGGCGCTTTTGATAGCGCAGTAAAGGGCGGCAGCTATGACATGAACAATGCTTTTGCAGGCAGCAGGCTTGCGGCTATGCTTCACATTGCAGACATGATGGCGACACACCTTGACGAAAGGACAAACGCCAATGAGTAGAGGATATTACAGAAAGCGCAGTGAAGCGACGGAGCAGGAAAGAGTTATAAACTGGGCGAGGTTCTACGCAAAGGACTTCCCAGAATTGGACTTGCTGCACCACATACCGAACGGCGGCAGCAGAAACCAGCTGGAAGCGGCAAACCTTAAAAGACAGGGAGTGAAAGCCGGGGTGCCGGACTTATGCTTGCCAGTAGCCAGAAACGGAAAACACGGGCTGTATGTGGAAATGAAGTGGCAGAACAACAAGACAACAGAGAAGCAAGACTGGTGGCTGGAACAGCTGCGGCAGCAGGGGTATGAAACGGCGGTTTGCTGGTCCGCAGAAGAAGCAATGGACACAATAGCAGGTTATCTGGGAATTATAGAGCAGACGGGAAGAAAGGTGGAATTGTAATGGGCTACATGGACCACACATTGAAAAAGACGGTGCCATATTACAGCACCATGAAGCGTGCCGGAGCATTTAAGCAGCAGGAGCCACGGAAACGGCAGAAAAGAACGACACTGACAGAATACAGCCAGAACGGGCAGAAAGCAGTATTAAAACCGCACGTCACAGTCAATCAAGCCGCAAAGAAGCTATACGACTATGAACAAACCGGATTGTCACCACATGAGGTTGCAAACCTTGTTGAGCAGGTGCAGAACTTGACAAGGCGTGTGAAGAAATACGAAAGCTGGGAAGAATGAACGACGTTGACCGCTGCTTGATATGCGGCGAAGTTATCCCGGAGGGTTCGCAGGTCTGCACCGCCTGCCGCAATAAATACGACATTGTGACCGGGGAAACAGAAGAAATGGCACAAGAACTGCGGGACATAGCAGACGTGCTGAAAATAACAGAGGGCACAGACACAAACATTAGAAAGTCAATGGAAAGCATATTGAGGATTGCAGACAGACTGGAAAGGACAAGCAATGGCAAGAAAAGAAGATAAACAGCCACAGTATTTACCGTTAATCGTAAAAGCAAAGTTACATACTGGCGGCAGGGACTATGAGAAAATCAAAGAGGAATTAAAGGGGCAGGGCTTCACCTGCAAGCAAATGAAAGGCATGGTGCGTGAGGGCAACTACTTTGACGGAATAGTGTTGTATTTGTCAAAGTGGAACTGGGACAACCACGAAAGCTGGCACCTTTACAACTGGGACGACAAGGACGACAAAGAAGTTATGCTGGGCATATATGAAGCCGAACAGTACCACCCACAGGCACTGTATAGATACAGAGATAATTTTGAGAAGTTCCAGAAAGACTGGACAAGTGGTGAGTATGACCCCGGTATGACATTCACTTTCAAGGACAGTGAAGTTGAAGTGCTGGAAGTCCTGCAAGAAGAGGTGGACAACATAGACCACGAAGCAGCCAAAAGGCAGGTGGCAGCAGCAGAAGACGCCCAGTACCAGAAGAGAAGAAAACAGCGCCAGCGACGCAAACAGGCAAGCAAGGGCAGCAGATACCATAGAAAGTTCTTTTGATGGAGGAATAAAGATGGCGAAAAAGAAGCGGAAGTATTACAGCGGAAAAGAATTGCTATACCGCCGACAGCTGGAACGGCAGCAGGCAGAGGAAGAAGAAAAGACAAATAATATCAGAGTACGTCAGCTACACCAGATAAACGCAAGCAGCCGGGCTATTGGCTGGGCAAAACAGAAAATGAGGGAGGGAAAGAACAATGATTGCATTTCTGATTGAGGTTGTAAAAGCACTGGTAACATTCTTTGCGGTCTGTGTGGGGCTGGGTATTTTATATCTGGTCTTTGTAGTAGTCAGAGAAGTTGGCTGGGAGGTAAGAAGACAGAACAGAGAGAAGCACGAACAGGAGGACAAAGAGGAATGAAAGCAGAATTTTTCAAGGCGGTGTGTCCGTTAGAGATTGGGGACACAGTAGCAATCAAGGCAACAAAGGACGGAGAAACAAAAGAAGCGCTTTATTTGCCACAGGGCTGCACGGTGATTACAACGGCAGCAGTTGCGCTGCATAAGGTCACAGACATTGCAACGCTTCACTATCTGAAAAAAGGCGAAACACAGTTCTTGTATGAATTGGACGGCTGCGGAAAATATGAACCGTTGACCGTGAAAGTTCCGGTCAGAGAATTTGCAGACGAACTGAAACGCCGTGGCAGATAATAACAAATACTTACGGAAGTATACAAAATATACAAATATACTTCCGTAAGATTGTGCAGAATGTCAATAGACTTTATACTTCCGTAAGTATATAATAAAGACAGTTAAAGAAGCAAAGCAAACGGAGGTATAAAACATGAGAACATTTGAAGTTGGAAAGAGATATGGAGAAAGCGCAGTTGTATTTGAAATCACAAAAAGAACTGCAAAAACTGTCACATACGCAGCAATACACCACGCCGGAAGATACAACGAAAACCGCAGAGAAGAAAAGCGGGCGAAAGTTCACGACTGGGGAAGCAGAGAAGTATTTTTCGCAGGCAGTGAAACAGTAGAAGCGTAAAAGACCGGGACAAGCGCCCGGAAACGGGCGGCAGTACCCCAGCTGGTAGAGGGACGGGCACGGTGAAATAGAACGGCAGCAGCCGTTGTCAGTCCGTGTCTATGATGTCGCTGGTTCAAATCCAGCCTGCCGCATTACTGGGAAGCAACTATAAATTCATACCAGATACAAGGAGGAATACAACATGAAAACATTATCAATTATCAATCTCAAAGGTGGAGTGGCAAAGACCATTTCCAGCGTAAACATGGCACATATTCTGGCAGCAGTAAAAGGCTTCAAAGTCCTGCTGATTGACAATGACAAGCAGGGCAACGCAAGCAAGATTATGAACCGCCACAGCTATGACCATAAGGGCACGGCAGAGGTAATGACACAGCGGGGCATTGACCCGGCAGAGGTTATCCAGCACACGGACTTTGAGGGGTTAGACATTATCACAGCGAACATGAATTTGCTTACAGCCAATCTGGAAGTCATGCTGGACCAGTCAAGACCGCAGCAGACACGCTTCAAGAAGTTTCTTGACGGCTTACAGAACGAATATGACTACTGCATTATTGACAACGCACCGGACATTAACATTTCAACCATAAATGCGCTGGTAGCTTCACAAGACGTCATGGTGCCTATAACCATTGATGATTTTGCAATAGATGGACTGGCAGAACTGAAAGAACAGATTGACAACACCCGTGAGGACTTAAACCCACAGTTGCGCTTCTGCGGCTGCTTTGTCACACAGTACGACAGAACCAATGAAGCAGACACGCAGGGTGAAGAGTTCTTGAAGACGCTTGAATATCCGGTTTTTGATACACATATCAGAAAGACACCGAAAATGAAGCCCAGCACATTTGAAAGATTACCAATCATTTTATATTCCCCACGCTGCGGCGCAAGTGCCGACTATAAAGCGTTAGTGGAAGAATGGTTGAGAATGTGACCAATTCGGACACGTTAGGAGGGAAAAGACAATGGCAGGAGCAGCAAAGAAATTCAACTTGACAGAGTTATTAAACCAGCGGTCAAAGGAAGCTGGGGAGCAGCAGAAAACAGAACAGCAGCAGACAGCAGCAGGCGCAGAGGTTGTCACGTCAGAAGAGGGCGTGAGCAGCACAGCTGATATTTACGACCTTATACCGTCAAAAGGTAATTTTTACAGTGTAGAGGACGTGCAGGACTTGAAACAGTCCATTGAACTTCTGGGAGTACTGCAACCGCTTCTGGTGACTGATGAAGAGGAAGACGGCAAGCGCCGTATCATTGCAGGACACAGAAGACGGCTGGCAGTCATGCAGCTTGTGGACGAGGGAAAAGAGCGTTTCAGACGGGTTCCAATCTTAATCAAGCCAAAGAAAAACGCCATACTGGACAGACTGGCACTGATTATGGCAAACCGTTTCCGTGAAAAGACAGACTGGGAGCGTATGACAGAAGCACTGGAAACAGAAAAACTGGTGCTGGAATTAAAAGAAAGCATGAACATTCCGGGCAGGACCCGTGACTTATTAGCGGAAATTATAGAAACGTCCCCGGCACAGGTTGGAAGATATAAGGCAATTTATAACAATATCATTCCAGAACTGATGGCAGAATTTAAGGCAAACAGAATTGTTGTATCTGTCATTTATGAAGCGTCCGGGCTGCCGGAAGATTACCAGAAGCAGGCGGCAGAGGTATTCCGGGAAAATGAAGTGCTGACGTTATCAGACATTAAGCAGTTAAAGAAGAACTGGGAAGCGTCGCAGCAGATACCGGGACAGATGGACATTAGCCAGATGGAAGAGAAGCAGGAAGCCACAGGAGCGGGAGAAAGCGCCACAGGCAATGAAACAGACCAGCAGCAGGAAGAAAAAGCCACAGAGGAAGCAGGAGAAGCCACAGAGGGCACAGGGGACACAGCCGGGCAGCAGTCAGAATATATTGACCCGCAGCCGGAGCAGATAACATCACTTTGTTACAGCTGCACACATTATGAGGATTGCCACGACAAGACAGCAACCGTGACCAGCTGCAACGCCTATGAGAACCGCAGAGAAGCACAGAAGACGGACGAAGAGAGATACAACGAAGAGCAGGCAGCTATTGACCGGGAAACGCAAAAGAAACTGCGTGAAATGCAGCAGGAAGAGAAAATGCAGCACTTGCCGTCTGATGAAAGAAAAGAAAAAACAATCAGAGTATCACCGGACAAAATGAAAGCCGTTGCAATCGACCACACAAGACCATACATGATTTTGAAAAATGACGGTTACAGAGAGGGCGACACAGTGAAGCTGATTGAGTTTGCAGAGGGTAGAGCAACCGGAAACACGGCTGACATGAAAATTATCTGCATGGACGACGACACGACCAGCAGCGCACTTGAAGAGGGCTATTGTGTAATAGCGTTGCAGGAGGTGTAGACGTGGTACAGATTTTAGAACTATTTGGGGGAATTGGTTCCCCCAGATGTGCTTTGCGAAATTTGAACATTCCAACAAAAGCTATTGACTATGTGGAAATAGACGAAAACGCCGTAAGGTCATACAATGCAATGTTTGCGGAAGAATTAGAGTATAAAACACAATCAGTGGTGGGCTGGAACCTCAAACCAGATATTCTGATACATGGCAGCCCGTGTCAAGATATGAGCATTGCGGGACATCAAGGAAAAGCAACTGCGGAAGCAGGGAGGATAAACAGAGGAAAAGGGGCAGACAAAGGAAGCGGCACCCGGTCAAGTTTGATGTGGGAAACAATACACATTATTCAAAATATGGGCGAATGGAAGCCAAAATATGTTATCTGGGAAAACGTGAAAAATGTATTAAATGGCTACAACAAGAAGAATTTTGAACAATACATAGCAGAAATGGAAAAGCTGGGATATACAAGCAATTATCAAATATTAGACGCAAGGGACTTTGGATTGCCGCAGGCACGGGAAAGGGTTTTCACAGTATCGGTGCTGAATGGTGAAAAGTTCGACTTTTCAGACTTAATCAGAACACCAATGAAAGATATATCAGAATTTCTTCTGGACAATGACGAAGTGCCGCCAGTGTACGACGTGACGCAACCGAGTGTGTACAGTGTGATTGGAGAAAAAGGCATAAGAAGAGCAACGGTGATAAAAGATTTTGCATACACAATCACGACCAGACAGGACAGAACACCAGCGCAGGTGATTGACTGCGGAAACGGGCGTTATAGATATTTAACAGAACGGGAGTGCTGGCGTCTGCAAGGATATACAGACGAAGACTACGAAAGGGCAAAAGCAGTCCAGAAGCGTTCTGGAAGATACAGAATGGCGTTATACAAGCAGGCTGGGAACAGTATTGCGGTTCCCATATTTGAAAGTATGTTCAGAAAGATAATTTTACATGAAACAGCATAGGAGGCGCAGAAAATGCCAATAAACATGACAGATTATAAAATGATTATTCACGAAAGAATATACAATGTTCTGCAAATTATGATTGATTTTGGAAATGAACCAATAGAAGACAGAAACGCACCAAAACCAAAATTTATTGACGCAGTATACATAGACGAAGATGGAGTAATAAGAACCATGCACGACGCAGCAGAGTGCTTCCAGTTCATAAGAAAAATGGAGGTATAGCAGATGGAAAGACCAATAATAATGCTTAATACAGACAATATGCCCGTATTTTGTCGGAACCAGTGCACAAATACAAAATGCGCAAAGCACATTTCAAAAGCCTATGAGTGCGGCGGTTCATGTTCAATGCGGTTATTAAGAGGGGAACCGGAGTGCGCAGGCTACATATAACGGAGGAAACACAAATGAAAGAAAATGTTTGCGCTGACTGCAAACACTATGAAAGCTGCGGAAAGCCGGAAAGATACATGAAGTGCATGGGGTATGAAGATAAAGAACGGCAGCAGGCAGCAGAAGACAAGGAAGTTGGCGTGCAAGACGGATAGAAGCCGGGGAGAACTGGCAAAAACAAAGAATGGAGGAAAAGCAAATGGCGCAGGCAATGGAAAAAGGCAGGGTAATTGAATTATTGCAATATTACAAAGATATAGACGGGGAGGTGAATATATACAGAAAAATTATAAATGATTTGACGGACCAGTATTACAATCCCATTGGCGCTATACAGTGCGACGGTCTACCAAAAGGAAAAAATAATATATCACGACAAACAGAAAATATGGCGCTTAATATTCCAGATTATGTCAGCGGTGAAATTAGAGAGTATGAAGCAAAGGTGCAGCAGTTGCAAGCCTTAAAAGCGCAGATTTTGCAGGAGGTTTCAAGGCTGAAACTGAAAGAAAAGCGCATTATTTTTGATTTTTACATGCACAACCTCAAATGGGAACAAGTAGCGGTACGCAATTCATACAGTGAAAGACAGTGCAAGAATATAAGAGATGCAGCACTTGAAACACTTTCACAGAGGTTTGAAAAGAACCAGATTATTTCACAATTCAAGAGGATTGCATAAGCAATCATTGCCCGCCATTGCCTGCGTTTTACTGGTATAATTTAAGCCAGTGAAGCAGGCTTTAAGCCGTTATATTTGCACGTTGGCAATAGTGGGCTTTGGTGATTTTTTGAATTTACAAAGCCCATAATTTTTTATACTTCCGTAAACTGGAAGAGTTGGAAAGAATGAAAACGAACGAAAAGAGGTGAGAAGATGGGAAGACCACGGAACCCGGAACGAGACAAGTCAATGCAACGCTATCTGGACGCAGACGGCAAGATTGAAACAGCGGAACTGGCAAAACTGGCAGGGGTGCCAGAAGTGCGGATAAGAAAATGGAAGTCAGAAGACAGCTGGGACGAAGCACTGAAAAACAAGCCGAAAAAAAGAGGGGGTCAAAAAGGCAACAAAAATGCTGCCGGAAAAACCCCGGCAAAAAAGGGCAACAAAAACGCTGTCACACATGGGGCGTTCGCACAGGCAGGGTATGAAGACATAGACCCGGAGCAGGCGGCAGCAATACAGAACATGGGCACACCGTCCGCAATGTCACAAATGATGGAGGAATTGCAGGCATTGTATCTGCGTAAAGCCTATCTGGAAAGCCTATTGAAAGAGTATGAAAGCCCGGAAGCAGGCGGCTTTTACACAGATAAAATAGTACACATGATTGTGCCAAAGAGCATGGAGGAAAGACAGCAGGAAGAGGACTGCGGCATGGAACACCAGCAGTGCGCAGACCCAGAGGGCAGCAAGGGTGAAACATATAAAACAGCCATGAAGTCTGTTATCAAGTCCAGCCCATTTGAAAGAGCAATGAAAGTGGAAGCAGAACTAAACAAACTACATGGGCGTATCATCAAGCAGCTGGACAGTATCAAGGCGTATGAACTGGAAGACAGACGCTTGACGCTTGCTGAAAAGCAACTTGAATTGAACAAACAGAAGCTAACAGGTGAATTTGAGATTAACCCGGACGGAAGCACAGACAGCGACGAAATCACAGACGTTGTGGACGACGTTTGATAGGTTCTTCCGGCGGTCTGGAAGCACTGCGGGTACGGCGACGCCCAAAACCTGCCCAGATATAATTTTGAAAATTTCATTTCCGCTTCCGACCCGGTAAAAATAAAGGGGGTGGGGGTTCAAAAAAAGAAAAAATGTGACCAATTCGGACACAAAAGAAAGGGGGTGCGGTTTTTGAAAGCGTACACTTCAAAGGCGGTTGCCGCTTGGCTGGATATTTCAGAACGCAGAGTGCGCCAGCTGCGTGACGAAAAGGTTATAACGGAAATCAGACCGGGACTGTACGACTTGAAGACCGTAAACCACCAGTATATAAATTACTTGCGCAAGAACAACCCGGAAAGCGAAAGCACAATAGATTACAACGCAGAACGTGCAAAGCTGGTCAGAGCAAAAAGAGAAGCACAAGAACTGGAATTGCAGCTGCGCAGAAATGAGGTACACACCACAGAGGACGTGGAACAGGTAATGACAGACACGCTTGTTAGGTTCAAAACAAGGCTTATGGCTATACCTGCAAAGTTAAGCCCCATTCTATCAAAGAAAAAGGACCAGACAGAAATATTTAAGTTGCTGAAAAGCGCCATTGATGAAGTATTGGAAGAACTTTCAGACTTCCAGACAGTGTTTGGGTACGGTGTAGACAATGAAGAAAAACACAGTTGATATGTTCACACGGATTTTCAAAGTGCTGCAACCGCCACCAGAAATGACACTTTCACAGTGGGCAGACAAGTTCCGCAGACTGTCTGCCGGGTCTTCCGCAGAGCCGGGACGCTGGAAGACGGCAAAAGCACCGTATCAAAAAGAGATTATGGACGCCATAACAGATATTACAATAAAAAAAGTTGTGATTATGTCGGCAGCACAGGTGGGAAAGACAGACGCAATGGTGCTGAACCCTATTGGATATTATGTGCATTATGACCCGTCACCGATTATGGTTATACAGCCGACAATAGACATGGCAGAGAAGTTTTCAAAAGAAAAGCTGTCACCTATGCTGCGTGATACACCCGTACTTGCGGACCGTATCAATGAAAAGAGCCGCAACAGCGGCAACACAATCATGCAAAAGATATTTCCGGGCGGCTTCATAACGATTGCGGGAGCGAACAGCCCAACAGGACTACGAAGCCACACAATCAGAATATTGCTTGCGGATGAAATAGACGCATACCCAGCCAGCGCAGGAAAAGAGGGCGACCCGCTTTTGCTGGCTTCAAAGCGTCAGACTACATTCTGGAACAAAAAGCAGGTGGACATTTCAACACCGACAGTCAAAGGGGCTTCCAGAATAGAAGTGGAGTACGAAAACAGCAGCCGGGGAGAATGGAACGCACCGTGCCCGTGCTGCGGAGAACTGCAACCGCTGGTATGGTCAAATGTTGTATTTGACAAAAACGACCTGTCAGAAATCAGATATGCTTGCAGCAAGTGCGGCGTCATATCCAGTGAAGCAGAATGGAAAGAACACTTTATTGACGGAACATTTGTGCATGAAGACCCAGACAACCCCGTGCGTGGGTTCCACTTGAACACGCTTGCTTCCACATTGACCACATGGCAAGAAGTTGTTGAAAAGTTTCTGACAGCAAATGACCAGATGAAAAAAGGCAACGTGGAACTGATGAAAGTATGGACTAATACCGAAATGGGGCAAACGTGGGAAGAAGACGGGGAAACCATAGAAGACGACGAACTGATGAAGCGCCGGGAGAAATACAAGTGCGAAGTGCCAGAAGAAGTGCTGTACTTGACAGCTGGCGTAGATACGCAGGACGACAGATTTGAAATTGAAGTTGTGGGCTGGGGTCCAGAATATGAAAGCTGGGGAATTAGGTATGCGGCAATATACGGCGACAATTCAGATATTAACAATCAAGTATGGCAAGACCTTGACACATTCTTGCTACAAACCTTTGAAAAGCCGGACGGAACGAAAATGAAGCTGTCATGTGTCTGCATTGATAGTGGAGGACACAGAACCAATCAAGTATATAAATTCTGCAAAGCCAGGTTCAATCGCAGGGTATTTGCAATCAAAGGTTCAAATGATAGCGCCGCAGCATATATCCAGAAGCCGTCAAAAAGCAACCGTGAGGGCGCATACCTTTTTACACTGGGAGTTGATACAGGAAAAAGCCTGCTTATGGACAGACTAAAGTTGGAGGAAGAGGGACCCGGCTTTTGCCATTTTCCGAAAGAAGAGGGCAAGGGATATGACGAAAAGTATTTCAAGGGCTTAACGTCAGAAAAAAAGGTAATGCGTTACAAGATGGGCAGACCATATTTTGCGTGGGAACTGAAAGACAAAGGCGAACACAAGCGAAATGAAGCGCTGGACTGCCGAAACTACGCAACGGCAGCTATTGAAATAATCAACGTACCGTTGAAGAAACCGGATAAAAAGAAAGACGCCACACAAGCAAAGAAAATTGTAAAACGTGGCAGAAGAAGAAGTGGAGGAATTTTATAAATGGCAGGAATTACACTGGAAACAGCAAAAAGACACCTTGACGCATGGTTGGAAGCGGAACTGGCGGTGACAAACGCCCAGTCATACACGATAGGCAGCAGGACCATGACAAAAGCCAATCTGACCGAAATTAGAAAGTCTATTGAATATTGGCAAGGGAAAGTCACTGCGCTTGAAAATGCGGCAAAATACGGCGGTAGGAACCGTGCAAAACGATTTGTACCACGGGATTTATAAAACATTGCCCATGATTGCCCGTTTTTAGGCTTTATTTCCCCCCATTGCCCGCAAAAATGGGGTAATATTGTAGCGTGAATAAGTGAAAAAAGACAAAAAGCACCCGTGAAAAGGTGCTTTTTTCATGCAATAAAGGAGGTGAAAGCGTGGGAATTGCAGCGGGAATTGATAAGGCAATAGCAGTCATAGCACCGCAAGCAGCACTGAAAAGAACGGTTGCAAGGCAGAAAATGCAGATTTTAGACAGCGGGTATGGCAATTATGGCGCCAGCGTCACAAAGAAATCACTTGCAGGCTGGCTTCATGCAGGCGGCAGCAGCCGTGAGGACATAGAAGACAATGTAAACATATTACGTCAAAGGTCACGTGACCTTTACATGGGAACGCCCATTGCTTGTGGGGCAGTCAAAACCATGCGCACCAACGTTGTTGGACGTGGGCTGCGGTTGAAATCGACCATTGACGCAGAAACGCTGGGAATTTCACCAGAAGAACGCCGGAACCTTGAAAAAAAGATTGAAAAAGAGTGGTCTATCTGGGCTGAAAGCAATGATTGCGATATGTCAAGGATAGACAACTTTTACGAGTTGCAGCAGTTGGCTTTTATGAACTGGCTTATTTCTGGGGATTGTCTGGCGGTATTGCCAGTCAAACCACGAATAAACCAGCCGTATGACCTGCGTGTGCAGCTGATAGAAGCAGACAGACTTTGCAGCCCGGACAACTGCGACACCATAGACAATAAAATTGTTGGAGGTGTGGAGGTTGACCAATCCGGGGAAGTTGTAGCGTATCACATAGCGAACCACCACCCGTTGTCATACGCATACAATGACATAAGCTGGCAGAGGGTTGAAGCATACGGACAAAAGACCGGAAGAAGAAATGTGCTTTGCATGATGAACCGTGAGCGAATAGGACAGCGCAGGGGCGTTCCATTCCTTGCACCAGTCATTGAAAGTCTGAAACAGCTTGGAAGATACACAGACGCAGAACTTGTGGCGGCGGTTGTATCTGGTATGTTTACCATTTTCATTGAAAAGGCAGACGCAAGCGCAGAAGACGCAATAGGAAGTATGCTGCCGGAAGAAGTGCAGGTGGACGCAGAAGACGAAAGCACCATTGAACTTGCGCCGGGCGCCGTTATCGACTTAAACGAGGGCGAGAAAGCACACGACACGAACCCCGGAAGACCAAACGCCAATTTTGGCGGCTTTGTAGAAGCAATATGCCAGCAGATAGGCGCAGCACTTGAAATTCCGTATGAATTACTTGTGAAGCGTTTTAATTCCAGCTATACAGCCAGCAAAGGTGCGCTGGAAGAAGCATGGAAAATGTTTAATATGTACCGTGACTGGCTATCAACGGACTTCTGCCAGCCAGTATATGAAGAATGGCTGACGGAAGCGGTAGCAAAAGGACGTATCAAAGCACCGGGCTTCTTTACTGACCCGGCAATTAGGAAAGCATATTGCGGGGCAAAGTGGAACGGACCAGCAAAAGGTATGCTCGACCCGGTAAAAGAAGTGACGGCAGCAGAAAAGAGAGTGTCAAACGGCTTTAGCACCAGAAGTGATGAAGCAATGCAAATGACAGGAAGCAACTTTTATAACAATGTCGAACAGTTGAAACATGAAGAAAAAGAACTGAAAGAGGTGAAGAAAATTGCCAATGGAACCACAAACAAACAGAACGCCCCAGCAGAACCCGCAGGCAATGCCGGGAATGAACCAGCAGCAGGACAGCAGAACGCCGGGCAATCCTTACGGGGTGACAACAAATAAATTCTGGAACTTTATCCCGGCAGCAGGGGACAAACCACCGGAACTGCTTTTATACGGAGCAATAAGCAGCCAGCAGTCATGGTGGGAAGACAGGGTAACACCACAGCAATTCAATCAAGAACTTGCGGCGCTTGGTGATGTGCCGGAAATTATCGTGCGCATTAACAGCGGCGGTGGTGATGTGTTCGCAGCAAATGCGATTTTTACAAGATTGAAAGATTGTTCAGCGAAAGTAACAGTCAAAATTGATGGCTGGGCAGCTTCCGCAGCAACAATCATTGCTATGGCAGGCGACACAATCAAGATTGCCAGAAATGGTGTATTTATGATACATGACCCCGCAATGACAGTCTGGGACACTTTCAGAGCAGAAGACTTTTTGAAGATGGCTGATGAACTGAAAGTGATTAAACAAAGCATTGTCAATACATACGCCAGTAAGACTGGCAAAAAGACAGAGGACATAGAACAGCTTATGTCAAATGAAACATGGTGGACGGGCGACATTGCCGTTGAAAACGGCTTTTGTGATGAATTGATGTTTGAAGACAGCACAACAGTTGTTGAAAATTCTTCAAAAATCGTTGTCAATTCAGTGCCTATTGACGTTTCCATGTTCAAGAGTATTCCAACCCAGTTATTAAACAGCCCGCACAATCAAAATCCGGGTAGTTTAGTAAATAGTGCAACAGAACCTATCAACAAGCCACAGGAAAAGGAGGAACCACAAATGGCAGCACCAGAAAACAAAATCACAACGGTTGACGCACTAAAAGCCGCATACCCGGATTTAGTAGCGACAATCCAGAATGAAGCAGCAGCCACAGAACGTGCCAGAATTAAAAGCATTGAAGACTTGGCAAATGGCAATTATGACGCAATCGCAAAGGACGCAAAGTTTGACAACCCTATTTCTGCGCAGGAAATGGCAGTTAAAATCATTTCAGAGCAGAACAAAGCGGGCGGCAACTACATTCAGAACCGCCAGCAGGACGCAGAAAAAGGCGGTGCAAACAGCGTGCAGGGAGCAGCACCGGAGGACAACGCAGGAGAGAACGGCAAGAACGTGTTTGATGCCGCTATTGACAAGTTGTTTCCAGATGAGAAATAAGGAGGTACAAGCAAATGGGTGAATATGCAGTAGAAAAAAGAGAAATCACACCGAAGAATTTTTTTGCTGGTGATTTTCCAACAGTACCGGAAACAGGAACAGCAAATGCAGCTATCAAGGAATACGCACCAGTAATGATTGACGCTGCAAATGACAATAAAATTATTCCGGTTGCAAAAGGAAGCGAAGCAAGCGCAATCGGTATTGCTGCTGCGGCAGCAGGCAGCGGAGAACCAGTAACATATTACATGACAGGTGAGTTTTTTGCTGACGCATTAGCACTTGAAGCCGGGGCAGATTTAGCAAAAATCAAAGAAGCACTGCGCAAAGTATCAATCTTTTTGAGATAAGGAGGAAGAACAACAATGGCAAACGAAGTATCTATTTACGAACCACGGACAATGGGCAGAGTGGTTCAGAAGTTACCGCCCGTGTGTACTTTTTTTAGAAGTACATTTTTCAGACACGAAGAAACATTCACAACAAAGGACGTTGACGTTGATTTCAGAAAGGGCAGCAGAAAAGTTGCACCGTTCGTCAGCAGATTAGTTGGTGGAAAGGTAGTGCCAAACACTGGCTACCAGACAAAGACATATACACCGCCTTTAGTTGCGCCGGAGAAAGTAACAACCGTTGATGATTTGTTAATCAGAAGACCGGGCGAAAGCCTTTATTCCGGCAGAACACCTGCGGAACGTGCCGTGCTTAAAATGGCAGACGACTTCAAGGAGTTAAGAGAACAGATTTTAAGACGTGAAGAGTTGATGTGCGCACAGACAATCTTCACTGGCGCAATTCCTATCATTGGCGACGGAGTGAATGAAGTAATTGATTTTTCTTTTACAAACAAAGAAACTATTTCAGTTGCAAAAAACAAGTGGACTGCTGACACTTCCGACCCTATCGCAGATATTAAACGCTGGCACGAAACAGTACAGAAGAAAGGTTTTGTGAACTGCGACATTTGCGTAATGGGAAGTGACGTTGCAAATGCGTTTGTAAATCACCCAAAGGTGCAGAAAATGCTTGATGTGAAAAACTTCAATCTTGCAGTTATCCAGCCTAAGCAGTTACCGAACGGCGTCACATACATTGGCACAATTCACGAACTGGGACTTGATATTTACAAGTACAATGAGTGGTATCTTGACGACTGGACAAACCCGGACGCACCGGAGGACAAGCCGCTTGTACCTGCGGACAGTTTAGCACTGTTAAGCACAAATGCTGATTATTCCATGTACTATGGAGCAATCACACTTATTAAGGAACCAGACGGCAACTTTGTGACCGTAGAGGGTAAATATGTACCGGACACATGGACAAAGCGCAAGCCTGCCCGCCGCTTCCTTAATCTGTCTTCTGCACCGTTATGCGTTCCGCATGATGTAGACAGCTGGTTTGTTGCAACGCCTATCTAATGGACTTCAAAGCACAGCTTGCCAGTGACATGAAAGTGTTTCACAACTGCGGAGAAATGGCAACTATGACTGATATATGGTATCAAGGCAAGAAACACTATTTGCCCATAATCATTGACCACACGGCAGCCGACGAACGGCAGAGAGGAAACGGGGACAATGCAGAGGGCATAAACCGTGCTTCTTGTCTGGTCTATATGTCATTATATGATTTTGGTTGCGTTCCCAAAAAAGGACGCCAGCTTGAAATTGACGAAGCCGGGGCAATCAATATGTATAACATTTCAAAAGCAGACTGCGAGGACGGGGAAATAATTCTTGAATTGGAGATGTTGGAAGAATGATTGAAATAACATCTGACGCAATAGAAAGAGTGGGAACCCTGCTGGCAGACGTTCCAAAAGGTGCAGAAAGAGTATTTGCCAGCGCTATGAACCGTGGTATTTCCAGAGTGAAGACACAGGCAATAAAGCAGGTAAAAACCGTATATGCCGTAAATGGCGCAGCACTGACGAAAGCAACCAGAATAAATATAACCAAAGCCAGCACGGGAAACCTTGCAGGCTTTGTTTCGTTTTCTGGCGTGAAAATACCGCTGTACAAATTCAAAGTAACGCCGACGAAGCCCGGAACTGGAAAACAGGTGCGGGCAGCAGTTAAAAAAGGCGGTAGCGGGACACCATTTGAAGACGCTTTTGTTGCGGAGATGAAAAGCAATGGTCACACCGGAGTATTTGAGAGGACAGGGCGCAAGCGTTTTCCGATTGAAGAAAAAATGGGACTATCAGCAGCACAGATGGTGGGAAACGAAGATATTATAGACGGGCTGGAAAAGGAAGCACAAGAACTGGTAAACGAAAGAATTATACACGAAATGAACAGGATTTTGAATGGTTATGGAGGGTAAAGAATTATGACACCAGTTTTTTTGTTGGAAGAATTGCAGAAATTCATTAGTTCCAAAACGTCTGACATTATTTTGCCAGTGCGAACCAGAACGGGAAGCAGCGAAGAAAAAGAAAGAGCAGCAGCAGTTTATAAAATGGGGCTGCCGGAAGCAGACGACGTACAACAGAAAGTGCCATACATTCTGTTAAAGTTCCTAACAGGGACGGACGACAAGAAAGCAGGCGAACCAGAGGAAGACAGCTGCAAAGTAAGAATAATATTTGCGGTGTATTCAGAGGACGGGCAGGACGGACCGCTGGCACTTCTCAATCTGATTTTGAGAGTGCGCAGCGAATTGAAGAAAGCCGGGACAATCGGCGGCGGTCAATTTGCTTTGGAACTGCCGCTGGAATATATCGTATATCAAGACACCACGCCGCCATACTACATGGGCGAAATGGTGACAAATTGGACATTGCCAACCGTCCAACGTGACGTGGCAGAAGTCCTTTATAACTTATAGAACAGGAGGAAACGAGATGGCAAGAGCAACCACAGCAAGCGTCACAGCAGCCGAAAAGGACGCTGAAAAGACACAGGCGGTAGAAAATACCACCACAGAAGAAAAAGCCACAGAAACGGCAAATAAGCAGGAAGAAACAGTAAAGCTGATTTACATTGGACCAAACCTGCCAAAAGCAATGTTACAGTGCAACAAGATTTTTGAGGGAACCAAAGAGGAAATCAAGAAAGAACTTTCTTTCATTCTTGAAAAATTCCCACTGGTAGAAAAAATGCTGGTTCCCACAACGGAACTTGCAGAAAAGAAAGACAAGGTGAAGACAACCGGGAACGTGTACAACAAGTATTATTCCGACTTAAAGGCTGCCGCCCTTGCATATGCAGAACAGGAGGTATAAGCGAATGAGTGACGTATCACATGGAGTAAACGCAGGCAAGACAAGCAATGGCACAATCACGCCAGTGTCAGTAGATACGGGCGTGCATTTTGTGGTAGGAACTGCGCCAGTACAGATGGCAAATGGAAAAGTAAATGAAGTGATTATGGCTTCAAGTTACCCAGAAGCAGTGCAGGCGTTGGGATATTCTGATGACTGGAAGAAATACAGCCTTTGTGAAGAAATTCACACAGCGTTTACGCTTTTTAATTCCGCACAGGTATTTTTTGTGAATGTTCTTGACCCAAAGAAGCACAAAAAGACCGTAGCAGAAGCACAGATGGACGTTGTAGACAATCAGATTGAGTTACCGATTGAAGTAATCGCAAGCAGTGTGGAAATCACCGGAAAGACTGCCGGGGAAGACTACGAAGTATTTTACAGTGACACAAAATGCGTTGTGGAGTTCTTAAAAGAAGCCACAGGAAAAGTTACCGTAAAATACGACGCCGTGGACGCTTCACAGGTAACAAAAGATGATATTATCGGAGGTTATAACGTAAACACACACAAAACCACAGGACTTGAACTGATTAACAGTGTATTTCCACGCTTCACAAAGGTTCCAGACCTTATTTTGTGTCCGAATTGGTCACATGACCCAGAGGTTGCAGCTGTTATGTCTGCAAAGGCAGAGAATATCAACGGACTGTTTGAAGCGGAAGCAATTCTGGACGTTGACACAACGGAGAGCGGGGCGACATATTACACAGAGGTGCCGGAGTGGAAGAAGAAAAAGAATTTTACAAAGCGCACGGAAATTCTTTGCTTCCCTAAAGTTGCGCTGGGTGATAGAATTTTCAATCTTTCAACACAGCTTGCGGCGTCAATGTCAGCCGTAGACAATGCGGAAGAGTACGGCGGCGGCACACCTTGCGAAAGCGCTTCAAACAAGGGCATACAAGCAGACAGAATGGTTACTGCGGACGGTTCGGAAGTAGTCATGGATATTCAGCAGGCAAACTACTTGAACGAAAACGGCGTTGTGACCGCACTTAATTTCTTTAATGGCTTTGTAAGCTGGGGAAATTATACGGCTTGTTATCCTGCTAACACAGACGTGACGGACTATTTCTACTGTATCAACCGTATGTTCAAGTGGGTTGCAAAGACACTTATTTTGACGTACTGGAAATACATCGACAGAGGAATTAAAAGACGTCTGATTGACGCAGTTGTGCAGTCAATCAATGATTGGCTGGCAAGCCTTGCAACTGATGAAAAAATAATTGGTGGACGTGTGGAGTTCAACGAAAGCGAAAACAGCACAAGCCAGCTTGCAGCAGGAATTGTGCGTTTTCACATTTATATGACACCGCCATCACCAATGCAGAAAATGGACTTTGTGCTTGAATATGACTTGTCATATCTTGCAGCACTGGTGGCAGCATAACAGGGAGGTGAAACAGAATGTCTAAAGTTGATGAATTAGTTATTAACTATGCGATTTATGAGGACGCCACAGAGTATCTGGGAACAACAGAAGTGACACTGCCAGACCTTGAATACATGACAGAGGAATTAAGCGGCGCAGGCATTGCGGGAAATATCGAAGAAATTATTATTGGTCACTTAAACGCAATGTCAACAACTTTCAATTTCCGAACTGTCACAGAAGCAGCAGTAACACTAATGGAACCGCGTGTACACAGAATCGACCTGCGTGTTGCACAGCAGAAAATGAACATGCGCACAAGTGCAAACGAAGTGTCCGGCGTAAAGCACATTATGAAAGTAAAACCGAAGAAGACGGCACTTGGAAAGGTTGCGGCAGCTTCAACGGCTGATGTAAGCGGTGAATACGCCGTATCATATTACGCAATGTATATGGACGGAAAGAAAAAGACAGAGATTGACCCGTTAAATTTCATTTGCATTATCAATGGCAAAGATTACTTAAAGGACGTCAGAAAAGCATTAGGCAAGTAATAAAAGACAGCAGGAGCCAGCGGGGAGACCGCTGGTTTTTTCCTGCCTAAAATCAAAAATATGGAGGAATAAACAATGTCAGATACAACAAATACAACTGAAAACATGGAGCAGGTAACAGAGCAGGAAAAGGAAATGCAGGAAGCGCAGGCAAGCGGCGTGGTCAATTTTGACGACAAGAAGAAAGACAAGGAAGAAGACGGCAGTTTGAATTATACACACACATTCAAAAAGCCCAGAGAGATTGAGGGAAAGAAGTATACAAAATTAACTTTCTATTTTGACAATTTAACTGGTGAAGATATTGAAGCAGTAGAACAGGAGCTTGCAGACCAGAACAAATATGCACTTTCACCGGAAATTTCTTCTGCGTTCCAGTGTATTCTTGCGGCAAAAGCTGCGGGGGTTGCTTCTGATGAAATCAGACGTCTTCCGGTAGGCGATTACATGAAGATTAAGAACAAAGCAAGGGATTTTTTAATTGCTGCGGGCTATTAAAAATTAAAGAACCCGCAAAGTTCATAAGAAAGCAGATATACAAAATGTCAAGGGCTTCACATACGCCCGTCCCGTTCTGGCTGCAAATGCCTATACGCAGACTTTTTGCATGGATTGAAACCATAAATGAAGTGGAAAAAGAAGAAGCGGAAGAGCAGAAACAGAACAGCAATAATGCGTAGGGAGGTGAAACAGCTTGGCAGGGTCACAAAAGGAATTTGAACTGCTTTTTAAGCTGAAAGCGTCGCTGGGTGGCAATTTTAACAGCACATTCAAAAGCGCAATTAACACCAATAACCAGTTACGGGACAGCTTAAAAAATGTCAATTCCCTGCAATCAAAGATTGACGGCTACACAAAGCAGTCTGCCGCTATTGATAAGAACAAAGAACGGCTGGCGCAGCTTAACGCAGAGCATGACCGATTACAGCAGGAATTGCAGCAGACAGGCGAACCCACAGAAGCACTGCGGAAGAAGCTTGAAAAGAATGAAAACCAGATACAACAGACCACTGCCAAAATTGAAGAACAGGAAAAACAATTAAACAGTTACGCCGACGAACTGAAAGCAGCCGGAGTAAATACGGATAATCTGGAAGAAGCCAACGGAAGACTGCAAAAGTCTTATGAAAAGCTGCAAACTTCACAGCAGACGTTGCAAAAACTGAATGACAAGCAACAGCAGGTAGAACAGAGCATTTCAAAGACAAAAGGACAACTGCTGGGAACTATTGGCGCAATTAGTGCCGTAGCCGCCGCAGTGTATGCAGGACCCGTGCAGGCAGCGCAGCAGTACGAAAAAGCAATAGCAAAGGTGGGAACCATTGCAGATACGCAGGAAGTCCCACTGGGCACATTGTCACAACAGATAATGGAACTGTCAAACAAGACAGGAATTGCAGCCAATGCCATTGCTGATGATGTGTACAACGCTATATCTGCCGGGCAGAAGACAGGTGACGCCGTAAATTTTGTCACAAACAGTACGAAGTTAGCAAAAGCCGGATTTGCGGAAAGTTCGCAAACGCTGGACGTATTAACAACCGTATTGAACGCATACGGCATGAGTGCGGACAAAGTAAGCACGGTATCAGATATGCTGGTACAGACGCAGAACAAAGGTAAAGTGACAGTAGGAGAACTGGCAAGCAGTATGGGTAAAATCATACCGACTGCAAACGCCAGCAATGTTTCACTGGAACAGTTATGCGCCGGATATGCAATAATGACCAGCAAAGGTATTGCAGCCGCAGAAACGACAACATACATGAACAGTATGTTAAATGAGTTGTCAAAGTCTGGAAGTACGACAGACAAGCTATTGCGGCAGAAGATGGGCGGCAGCTTTGCAGAATTGATGGCAAGCGGCAAATCACTTGGGGAAATTCTGGGAGGTATACAGGAAGAAGCCAGCAAGTCTGGTCTTGCCCTATCTGATATGTTCAGCAGTTCAGAAGCCGGAAAAGCGGCAATGTCGCTTCTGTCAAACGGAGTTGACGGCTTCAATTCAAGCGTACAAGACATGGTAAACAGCGTTGGGGCAACAGACAGCGCATTTGCCAAAATGGAAGACACCACAGAAGCCAAAATGGAAAAGGCAAAGAACAGTATAGCAAACTTGGGTATTGTTCTTGGTCAAAACTTACTGCCGATTGTCGGAAATCTGGCAGACAAAGTGGCGGTTGTGGTCACTAAAGTTTCAGAATTTGCAGCAGCAAACCCAAAATTAGTGCAAACAGCCCTAAAGGTAGCAGCGGGGCTGGCAACATTGAAAGTGGGAATGTTGACAACAAAGCTGGTTACATTATCAGCGCAAGACGGCATATTGTCACTGGCAAAAAAGCTGGTGGGACTGCGTGCCGGATTTATTGAAAACGCAGCAACAAGCGTAAGTTTTGCGGAAAAGCTGAAAACAGCCGGAAGCGGTATATTGTCATATTTTGGCAATGTAAAAGGCGCTATGGGCGGCGTAGGTTCTGCAATAGGTAATATATTCAGTGGCAACAGAGTTATTGGAGCAGTAACAGGCTTTATGGGCGGCGTGAAGCAGTCCATTGTCAGTGGCTTTTTAGGAATTGCAGGAAAAGCAAGCGGAGCATTGACAGGAGCCGGGACAAAAATGCTGGGACTTATGCTGAAACCATTTTCACTAATTGGCGGCAAGCTGGGTCCGATACTTGGAACGGTAGGCAGTGCGATTGCAAACAGCCCACTTGGAAAAGTAGGCGGCTTCATAACAAAGGGAATTACCGGAGCATTTAGCAAGGCAACAACACTGATTGCACCGCTGGGAAATGCGGTAAAAACGGTGCTGGGTCCTATTGGAAACCTTGCAAAAACAGCGCTGGGACCGCTTGGAGGTATTGCAGGAAAGATACTGCCAGTTGTGGGCGTTATCACAACAATTATTACAGTAATACAGCTTGTAAAGAACCATCTTGAAGAGATAAGGGGATTTATACAGCGGACTTTTGGTGATGAAGCACTGGCAGTCTTTGACAAGATTGTTTCAGTCATTACCAACATAGGCGACACCATAAAGAATGTGTTTTCTGATGGGAACATAGGTGCAGCCCGTGACAAGATACAAGAGTTGTTCGGAGATAAAGGCGCAGCAGTCTTTGACACGTTCGTAAATGTACTGGGAACAGTCAAGAACGCAGTTTCAGAGGTTGTGGGCTTTATAACCACATACGTTGTGCCAGTTGCAGAACAGGTATTGCAGGTAATTGTTACACAGGTAATACCGGGGATTGTTAGTTTTATTCAAGCGGCAGCCCCAACCATTATGCAGATTATACAAAGCATTGCTGATTTTATCGGTGCAATTATTCCAGTGATAGGAAGTTTCATTGCTGGTCTTATGCCGATTATTTCAGAAATAATCACATTCATTTCAACTTATGTTTTGCCGATTATTTCAGAATTATTCAGCTTTATTTGTAGCACGGTGCTTCCGGCAATTTCCGCAGCAATTCAAGCAATTTTGCCAGTGGTGACAAACGTATTGCAAACGCTTTTACCTGCGATACAAACAGCACTGACAACAATCTGGAACATAGTTTCACCAATAATTCAAGGAATTTTAGCAGCAATACAATTTGCAATGCCAACAATCCAGTCTATCGTACAAAGCGGAGTTCAAGCAATTTCCGGTGTAATTTCTGGAATTGCAACCGTACTGAATGGAATTATCACTTTCATAACTGGTGTATTTTCCGGGAACTGGCGGCAGGCTTGGGAGGGCATAAAGCAAATATTTTCTGGAATTTGGCAGGGTATCAAGTCAGTGTGTACGGGTGTTATCAACGGCATTATATCTGCGGTCAACACGGTTATACGTGGATTGAACAAAGTAAAAGTGCCAGACTGGGTGCCGGGCGTAGGTGGAAAGGGTATAAACATATCTGAAATACCTATGCTGGCGAAAGGTTCCAAAAATACACCAGACACGTTCATTGCTGGTGAAGCGGGACCAGAGTTAATCACGAACGCACCGGGGCGCACGGTGTTTACAGCAGACCAGACAAGAAACATTCTGGCTGCACAGAATACGGCAGCCACAACAGCGGCAGCAGTAGCGCCAACAGCAGCACAGACCACAACAACACCGCAGACGGTGAACAACTACAACACAGCGCCAGAGGTAACAGCGGGCGCAGGAAGCGGCGGTGGAAGTGCAAACAATGTAACTATCAACAACAGTCCGACAATCGTTATCAACGGGGACAAGCCGGAAGACTTGGACGCAAAACTGGAAGAGAACAACAGAAAGTTGCTGCGTGACGTTGAAGACCTGCTGGACGAAAAAGAAGACAAGGAGAAGCGGCAGAAATATGACTAAAAGCTACACAACCATATCTGGGGATATGTGGGACAAGATAGCATTTGAACAAATGGGAAGTGTCCTACATACAGATAAGCTGATGAAAGCAAATGTCAAGTACGCCAGCACCTACGTTTTCCCTGCCGGGGTTGTATTAACAATCCCGGAAGTGGAAGACGAAGAAGACTTGGAACTGCCACCGTGGAAAAGGGGGCTGCTGACGTAGAATGAGCGCAAAAGACATGGCACGCCGGGTGGAACTGCGGTTGAAATTTCAAAACGTAAAAGTCCCGGCAGATATAAATAAATATTTAAGCAGCCTTACTTTCACTGACGAAGACGAAGACAACGCAGACGATTTGCAGCTTGCGTTTGATGATAGAGAAAGAAAGTGGCTGGGAAGCTGGCTGGAAGTAAAGCCGACTTTCGTTAAGACCACAACGACGGTACAAAAGCAGGTTGAAGCTGCAAACGTTGTCAATTATGTGGTCAAAAAAGGTGATACGCTTTGGGCTATTGCCAAAAAGTATCTGGGAAGCGGTACAAAATACCCGCAGATTGCTTCTGAAAACAATATTAAAAACCCTAACTTAATATATCCGGGGCAGGTTTTCAAAATCACAACGGGCGGTACAGCAACACAGACGGTCACAGAAACGAAAGAAACAACAAAGAAAGTGTCTGACCCTAAATTGATAACAGCAACGATTGTTCAGAAGAACTGGCACGACAACGGCAAAGACGCCGTGCTGGACTGCGGGACATTTGAACTGGACAGCGTAGACGCCAGCGGACCGCCAACAAAAATCACACTAAAGGGCACGTCAATTCCTTATACTTCCAAAATGAGAGTAGAAAGAAAATCAAAGGCGTGGGAAAACACCAATTTGAAAGTGATTGCGGAGCAGATAGCGTCCGAAAGCAGCTTGAAACTGATGTACATTGCGGACAATATACCAAAGTACAAAAGAAAAGAGCAGGTGCAGACGTCAGACATTGTGTTTTTACAGAAATTATGCAAAGCGGCAGGACTTGCGCTGAAAGTAACAACATTGAATGTGGTTATTTACGACGCCGCAGAGTACGACAGCAAGCCACCTATAAAAACCATAAAATATGGCAGCGGTGATTATATTTCATACAAGCTGGGAACCAGCCTGCATGATACGGCATACACCAGCTGTCATGTTTCATATACAGACCCGGACAGCAAAGAAACGATTGAAAGCACGTACACGGCAGACAGTACAGAGGGAACCGGGCAGACACTTGAAGTCAACGAAAAAGTCAGAAGCACAAATGAAGCATACGAACTGGCAAAAAAGAAACTGCGTGAAAAAAATACACAGATCGGAAGAGCA